TATATTTAAATACAATATCGATTCGAAAGAAGTAGAACTGGAGGTGGTTGAATCCAGTGACGCTAGTTGTGAAGGATGCGCATTTAATAATAGTAAGAATTATTACTGTAAGGATACCCATTGTATTGATGTAGATAGGAAAGATGATATAGACGTTATATATAAAAAGGTAAAAAGATCATGAGTTTAATAGATAAATTAGAGGATTTGGTGGTTAAGGTAGACACCGAATACCAAGAGAAGATGGAGGCGGTGATCCGGGAGATAGTCCCGGGGATGCCGGAAGGGAATGTACGTCATGCCGCCGAGCTGATGTGCACGGACAGGATGGGGAATATGATGGACATAGATGTTTATATATTAAGGGAAGAAGATAGGCCTTATGAATGCCATTATCTAAAGGATCTATTGGAAGATAGGGTAGCTAGAATAGATAAGATGCATGAGGATAAAAGTTACACATACAATATAGATGATAATTATTGGTGCGCTACATGTGGTTCCCATTCTCATAAAAAGGATTCTGAGACAGGGTATTGCTGGCATTGCGATACGGTTAATTGGGTTAAAGAAGATGGAGCAGATGTTTATGAATGATAGGAGAAAGGATAGTATTAACTATTAATAATGTTTATTTAATTTAATTCAAAAACAAAATGTCTACTTTTGTAGACACATAAAAATTATATATATGGAAAAGAGTGAGTTTGTAAAGAAATTGGAGAAGATCATCGATATGGTTAAGACCGAAGATGATGGTTTCGAGTATGGTGGCAAAGTCATTTTCTATAAAGAAGATGATAGTAACTATGAAGTCTCGGTAATGAACATTGAGATGAATTTGGAAGTAGAAGCCAATGTTATGGCTGGTATGGATGATATGGATTTTACCTGCCTTATGAGTGAGGTTTATAAACAAAAGGCGGCAAAGGCTATAATGATGGAGAAGGATGACGATGAAGACAATTAATGAGATGACCGATCAGGAGATATATGATCTTACTGACGAGCAGATAGATAGATTGATCATAACAAGATGCGCTAAGGAGGGTGTTAGGTTTGTGGACGAACCTCCAGTTATGAAGACATACGACTACAAACCTATTTCTCCATCTAATTTCTTCTACCTTTTAGAAGGATTGAGCATAGCTGTTTTTAATCAGGATGATGCTATTAAAATAGCTAAGTTCTTAAGTAAGTTTGATTTATACAAGACTACATACGATTTCACTATATCCAATGATAAGATATATAATAAGTTGGATATAATCAATATCAAACATATTCCAATGTTTGATACGAAAGATGAGGAATCCTACAAATCTATAAAGGACAAGAATAATAAGATTGAGGAGGAGTATAAAGATCAGGTAGATAAATACAAGAAGGGTATAAAAAGAATGAGTGAAATCCATGCCGAGATCTGGTCGAAGGTAATCGATGTAAGAAATAAGATTGATCATATGAATCATCTTAGATTCCTTTTTGTAAAGGAATATCTTCCGTTGGTGGATCATGATACGAATACGGCTATGACGTTTTTTAAGAAAGCTTATGACGTGGATGATGATACGGAAAGATATATTCGTGAAGGGATAAAGGATTACCCATTGTTTAACAACAACATAGATTAATAAGATGCACAATTGGTTTAAATGTACGGTTTCTTATGAGACCGATGCCGAGAATGGCATGAAGAAGAAGGTTAAGGAAGAATATTTAGTAGATGCTTTTTCTTATACCGAGTGTGAAGCTAGAATCATAGAGGAGATGAAACCGTTTATCTCCGGTGAGTTTAGTGTTGATATCAAACGATTCCGGATAGCGGAATTATTCGCCATGGATGGAGACCGGTTCTATAAGGTCACGGCTGATTATATTACGATAGACGAGAAATCGGGGAATGAGAAACGCAAGGCGTTTAACTACATCGTTCGGGCCAATGACCTTGATCATGCCAAAAAGAAATTCGAGGAAGGCATGAAAGGGACCATATCAGATTTCGTTGTCACTTGTATCAAGGAAGAGAAGAAACTGATGGACTTCTATGAGTTTGATGGTAAGATCAGGAATCCGGAGAAACATGAGAATAGTAAGCAATAAAGCTAGCTATGAGACCACATCATCCGTCGCCGAGAAGTTGATGGAGATAAGCAAGATGGAGGGTACGATTTATCGTATCCTCACATTGTCTAACAAAACTTATCTAGCTTCTAAATTAGGATATAGCAGATCGGGGTTCTATAAGAAGATACAAAACAGGAGTTTTAATATCCGGGAACTAGCTCAGATATTCGACACGATCATCAATTTCAAGGATCAGGATTGGACGAAGGGCAAAATAGATAGGCTTAAGAGATATAGAGCCATGAGCCTCATGGAGTTTAATAAAAGTTATAAAAAGAAAAAAGCATGAAGGGTAGGATGTTACCATGTGAGAGGTGCGGCAGGATGGTAGCCATAAGGAGCAAGGGGTTGTGCCCTGCGTGCCGGGCTAGGGAACTACCGCCAAAGGGAAGGACGGCGATACGGGTGAAGGCCAAGCCGAAGGGACGAAGCCTCAGCATCTTTTTTGGCGCTCATGTGGCAAGATTAAGTATGGTAAGAAGATCCCTTACGGGGATGTATATACCATGCCCCGGAGTAGGCAATATATGCCACTTATATCCTAAACGAAGATATAAGTCTGTCGCTGAGGATAATGATAATGTTATTTATTTGACGATAGACGAACACACGAGGTTTGACTATCTGCTAGACACGATGGATTTTGATCGGCTTTTAGAGGAGTTCGGTGACACATGGCTTTTAGTGGCCAAAAAGATGAGGGATCTCGCACCTAAAGTCGAGGAGGATGGTAAATTAAAAACCAGATTATTATTATGGATAGAAGAAAACAAAGATTACTTCTAGCTCTCGGATACGAGGCTATAAGTGACATGATATATAATAACGGAACGATTATGGAAGTTATAAGCGATCAGGAATCGTTTGATGACATGAGAATCCGTTTATCTAAAAGACATCATATGGTCATCACGGATGATGGAGTGGTAATAAAGGCGAGTTTTGATAAAGAAATGAATGAGCATGCGCCATCATATTACTGGCGATCATCACTTCCAATATTAAGAGCATATCATACAGATCCTAAATTTACCGCATTCTTTGGCATATTAGACGTTTTATCAACGGTTCCGAAGGAAGATATCTATGAGGGAGAAAAGCCTGTTGACGAGCCTAAGAAAGAACCTAAGGAGGAGATAGAAATTGAGTATGATCTGGAGACTGAGCAACAGTATTATGCCGCTGAATGGATCAAGGATATCCCGACACCAGTCTTATACAGAATGACCGTGGCTGGCAAGCGTGTTTATTATGAAATGGGAGCTGATGGATATCCTATCATATATGATGGGGCTACCAATAATATTGCGAATGGGTATTGTGATACTTCCGGGGCATTAGAAAAATGGAAAAATGAGATGAGACTCAAGGGTAAGGATCCAGACGAGTACGCCAACTACCGGGCTGACTTGGGTACGATCATGCATTACTTATTTGGATTGTATCTGACTGGAGTTAAGATAAAACTGATTCCAACATGGATAAGAAAAGCTGTCAAGGAAGCTAAGTTGAGAATAGACAAGTATAGGATGGAGCGGATATTAGTGGATAACATTGATGAGCTGATAGAGGATCTGATATCATTTGCCATATTCTGCAAGGAAAGACATGTAAAACCTGTATTGATCGAAAAGATGTTGAGGTCAAGGAGATTGAAAGTGGCTTCCTCTGTAGATGCCGTGGTGGAGATGGATAGCGAGCCGGAGATGGTGGAGATAGAGGTCGAGACAGGAGAGTTCTATAAGACGGGAGCCAAGAAAGGTCAGCCTAAGACGGAGAAAAAGAAGATAAAGAGATGCAGGAGGATATTCGCTATATTGGACTTCAAATCAAACAGGAAAGGCAATTTCTATGACGAGTACGCTTTCCAGCTTGAGCTATATAGAAGAATGATACTGGAGAATTACGGAAAGATATTGGAGATAGAGGAGATATATAACTTCGCTCCGGGTGATCCTACCGCTAAGACAAGTCAATATAAGTTGAAGAGACAGACTGACAACCCTATATTGAATATGGCTACCGTAGTATATCTTCAAGGTAAGTATAAGTTTGAGAAAACCAATTATACGGTTACGTCAAGGATCGGGTCTTTAGATATAGAGGGTGATTTTGAGTTGAATGGTTTGATAAGAAAAGAGTCGCTGAGAGATTATATATATAGAGTGATGAGTGAGAGGAGAGGATGATGGAATTTAGGGAGTTCAATAAGAGCGTTCATCGGTATGAGCTGGATCATAGCAAACCAAGGAGGAAGCTGACGTGCCCGCAATGCGGCAAGGATAAGTGTTTTACGCCGTACGTGGACGTAACCACCGGTCAGATCGTTGGAGAGCAGTTTGGGGTGTGTGATCATAAAAATAAATGTGGTTACTTTAAATATCCAACAGGGAGCGAACTTGGGAACAATGATCTTTTTACCGATTCAAACAAAGTATTAAGGAGGTACAGATCTCCCGTGGATCCGGATATAGCCAACTGCATTCCGGTAAGCAAGATGTTTGAGACGCTTAATCCTTTCGAGACATCCGATCTTCAGGATTATCTATCCAATATCTTCGGATCGTATCATACCAATAGGGCATTTAGCTTGTATAAGGTGGGGATGATGAGATTCGGGGACTGGGGTAAGTGCTGTGTGTTCTGGCAACTGGATAAGAATTGGGTAGTGCGGACCGGAAAGATAATGGACTACGGGCCTGACGGGAAGAGGGTAAAGGTTCCCATGGATCACGTATGTTGGGTGCATATACTGGACGGTCAGGATTACCTGCTTAGGCAATGCCTGTTCGGGGAGTTTCTTATCAACTTCTATCCCAATGACGCTCCGGTGTATATAGTAGAGTCAGAGAAGACGGCTGTTATCTGCAACATTGTGTACCCTAGTAGGTTGTTTATGGCCTGTGGCGGTATCCATATGTTGAAGAGGGAGATGATAGAGACATTGGGTAGGAGGCGGATAGTCCTGTACCCGGATAAGGGCGACGCTTTCAACGAATGGAGAAAGAAGGTAGACAAGGATATGAGGGGGATGAATATAGAGATAAGTAATTTTCTAGAATCAAAACCCAATATAAATGAGGGAATGGATATAGCGGATTATTTTATTATTAAACAAATTTACAATGGCAAAGGTAGTTAACAATTACAAGAAATTCAAGGTGCTTGAAATAACAAGACAGGAGATGATGGATAAGCTCACCAGATATGGGTGCTTAGGTATTTGCGATATGTGTAACAGACCTACGTCCGTGGGCTATTATGTAGCGGTAATCAATCAATGGATGTGCGAGGACTGTTATAATGATTTCATCAAATCGGTTGACAGGTATGAGGAGGATATGAGAATAGAGAACAGAAATTTTGATAGATTCTGCAATCTATTTAATGTTGAGATAGAAGAAAAGGTATGAAAGAACTGTCTTTAGCCCAGAAAGCTATGTTAAACGGATCCGTATGTCCATATTGCAAGATCCCATCCACTATGATAAATACGGTGGAGGGGAAGCAAGTTGGGTGCGAGAAGTGTAGGGCTTGGATGAGATCCGATCCTTTTGGGAAACCGATGGGGAGGCTGGCTAAGCCGGATCTTCTTAGGAGTATGGATATGGTAATGACTGAGATTAATATATTTGCGTATAGGACAAAACGGGATGTACAGGATATTTACAAAAGCCTATCTGGTGAATTGGATATACCAATAGAACATGTATCCCCATATAAGATGTCTTTGCCATCACTACTTAATACCATGAGATATATTGAAAAGTATGGCGATAATCATATACGGATATATGATAGAACCATGGTAAAGAAGGCTTGCCCTAGGCACGGAGCGGTGGCGATCGGGAGCAACGCCTGCCACGGGTGCCCGGAGTTCCTGTTCCATGTGGTAAACAACACGACCGATACGGTGGTGTGTGATATGGATATGAGCTATGGCGACTGTATAAAGAAGAGAAATAATAAATTTGGTAGATAATATTAATTATATAAA